ACGGTAGCGGATCATTTGGTCGTATTGCTCAACGTAAAGTTGTTGTACAAGCACTACAAGCAATGGTTAACAGCAACGAAGAAATTAGAGATGACGAATCACGTATCTTTAACTTAATGTCTTGCCCAGGTTACTCAGAACTAATTGGCGAAATGATTTCACTAAACTACGACAGAGGCTTAACAGCATTTGTTATTGGTGATTCACCAGCAAGACTAAACCCAACTGCTACTTCACTTAACGATTGGGCAACTAACGTTAACCTAGCAGTAGAAGATAACGATGACGGATTAGTAAGCAGAGACGAATACTTTGGTATGTTTTATCCATGGGGCTTTACAAGCGACAACTTTGGTAACAATGTAGTTGTTCCACCAAGCCACATGATGATGCGTACTATTGCATTAAGTGACCAAGTTTCTTACCCATGGTTTGCTCCAGCAGGTACTAGACGTGGTGGTATTACTAACGCTTCAAGTGTTGGTTATATTAACAGCGAAGGTGAATTTGTTTCAATTGCACTAAACGAAGGACAAAGAGATACACTATATGCACAGAATGTTAACCCAATTACATTCATTACAGGTGCAGGTCTTGTTAACTTTGGTCAGAAGACTCGTGCAAGAGGATCAAGTGCATTAGACAGAATCAACGTAGCACGTTTAGTAATTTACTTACGTTCGCAATTGAACCAATTGGCTAAGCCATACATCTTTGAACCTAACGATAAGATCACACGTGATGAGATCAAACAAGCAGCAGAGAGCTTAATGCTTGAGCTTGTAGGTCAAAGAGCATTGTATGACTTCCTAGTTGTTTGTGATGAGTCTAACAACACTCCAAGCAGAATTGATAGAAATGAACTTTACTTAGACATTGCTATTGAACCTGTTAAAGCAGTTGAATTCATTTACATTCCACTAAGACTTAAAAATACAGGAGAGATTGCAGGCTTATAAGGCTTCAAAAATAGGCCCCTGAAATATGGGGCCAAATTTTGCTAAATACTTGCAACAGGAGAAAATAGAATGGCAATTTCAACACTATCAAAAATTACAGTTCCTTTAGCAACAGGAGACAGTGCTAGTAACCAAGGCTTATTAATGCCTAAACTACAATACCGTTTCCGTGTTACTTTAGAGAACTTTGGTGTAACAACACCAACTACAGAATTGACTAAACAGGTTGTTGATGTAACTCGTCCTACAGTTAATTTTGAAGAAATTGAAATCCCAGTTTACAACTCACGTGCTTACCTAGCAGGTAAACATGCGTGGGATCCAATCACACTTAACTTGCGTGAGGATGTAAACAACAACGTACAAAAATTAGTTGGCGAGCAACTACAGAAACAGTTCGACTTCTATGAGCAGTCAAGTGCAGCATCTGGACAAGATTACAAGTTCACAACACGTATTGAAATCTTAGACGGCGGCAACGGTGCTAACACACCAAACGTACTAGAAACATTTGAGCTCTATGGTTGTTTTGTACAAAATGCAAACTACCAGACATTAGCATACAGCGCAAACGAGCCTGTAACTATTGGATTATCTATACGCTTTGATAACGCAATTCAGTCACCACAAGGTACTGGTATTGGTACAGCGATCGGACGTACAGTTAACACTCTAGTAACTGGCGGCGGCGTTTAATACTACTTAGAAGCCATTCTTTATTAAAGGGAGCCTTAGGGTTCCCTTTTTTATTATATACGCACATTATTCTATAGGATAAATATTAGTATGGCAAAGTTTACAGGTTTTTTTGATAATCTCGCAAATGGTGTTTTAGGACCAAAAGGTAATATGGCCGACTGGCAACATGCTAGTCGTTTGTTTGTTACTGACAATCAAAAACACGCACCTAAAGTTAAGTTTCTATATCATGTAACTTTTTATCTCACAGAAGAAGCAAAAAGTGTTATACCCGAAGTAGCACAATACATACCAGAAATTGGTATGTTAGTAAGAAGTGCATCACTACCGGGGTTTACAGCAAGAGTTGAAACTAAGAACAAATACAATCGAAAGAAAAATGTACAAACAGGTATAGAATATAAACCAATTAATATAGACTTCTTTGACGATAACTTTGGCGCTACTACGGCGTTCTTAGAAGCTTATTTTAAGTACTATTTTGCAGACGGCAACCATAGCCTTAATGACGGTTCATATGGTAATCGTTTAACAGGTGATACTACATACGACGGTTCGGGTTCCAATTCATTTAAATTTGGTATGGATAACAATATACCAAGTGTACCGTTTTTTGATAGAATTGAAATTGCACAATTATCTAAAAAATCATTTACAAAGTATACATTAGTAAACCCTATTATTAGTGATTGGCAACACGACCAAGTTGATGCTAGTGATGGCGGCTCTCCTATGATGAACGGTATTACAGTTAACTACGATACTGTGTTCTATGATAGAGGAGAAGTTGAAGCAGGTTCAAATGGTGATCCTGCAGGGTTTGGCACACAAGATCATTATGATGTTACACCTAGTCCAATATCATTAGAAGGTGGTGGCGTATTAGGCATTGACGGTATATTTGGTGCGGGACTTGATTTATACGATTATATTACTAAAGGTAAAAACTTTAGCAATCCATTACAAGCAGGCATTGCAGCAGCAAACTTATTTAGAAATGTTAGAAACTTAAATTCCGATAGTTTAAAAGCAGGCGGATACAGTATTCTTACAGGTGCTATTGGTAGTGCTGCTGGTATAGATGTAAGTGGTGTATCACAAACATTCTTTCCTAAAAGCGGAGGATCGGGTGGTGCAAAAGATTTACTAATTGCTACTGCTGGTGTTACATTAGCACAAGGTTTTGCAGATGGCTTCTCTAGAGCAAGAGCAGCAAACGCTGCACAGCAGAATGATGCAAGATTTGAAAACTTTAAAAAAGACTATCTTAACGACGGTGGCACTGGAGGTGTTAACGGTGCTAGAGCCGCATTTGAAGCATTGCCAGCATCTCAAAAGGCTAATTACGATTAAGGAGTAGCCAATGTCAAGTTTACCACAAAGCAAACCTAGTAATTATAGTGATAAAGGTATTACTACTTTCTTTAATAATTACTTCTCAAAAAAACTAAGTTTCCCAACTAACCAAGTTGATGCTGTAACTACATTCTTTGAAAAAAGAGGATTTGATAAAACAGCAGCAATTACAGTTGCTACTACACTTTTACAACAAGCAAAATTAGACGGAGTTAGTGTGTTTAAAATTTTAGACACAATGACAGGATTAAATGAACTACAATTAAGTGCTATTGTAACAGAAATATTAAACTATAACAGAGCAAGAATAAGCACATTAGGGTATAAAAGAACTAAAGGTGTTGATAAATCTGAAAAAAGAAATATAGTAGCATGACATGTCTAGATTTGCACAAGGTAAGTTTACATTAAAAAATCCTGAGAAATATGTAGGCAATAGAACACCTACATATAGATCAAGTTGGGAATTTCATTTTATGAAATTTTGCGATGAACATCCTAGTGTTAGTAAATGGGCAAGTGAAAGTATTAGAATCCCTTATAAAAATCCTCTAACTGGCAAGCATACAATATATGTCCCAGATTTTTTTATTGCATATTCAAACAAACAAGGCAAACAACGTGTTGAAGTAATAGAAGTTAAACCTGCTAATCAAGCATTAAGAGAGAAGGTAGGACGTAGTAGAGTTAATCAAGCAAGTTATATTGTTAATCAGGCAAAATGGGCCGCAGCAAATGATTGGTGTAAACAAAAGGGTATTATATTTAGAGTCATAACAGAAAATGATATATTCCATACAGGCGGCAAAAGACGATAAATAATAGTAGCAGTTAATGGATTAAACAATGACTAAAAAATTAGAAGAATTATTAGACTTACCTGATTCAAAAGAAATTATAGAAGAAGCAAAAGTCGAAGATAAAAAAAGCAAGAAAAAGACAGCAATAATTGAACAAGAAGATACTGTTCGTGATATTGCTGAACTTGATAAAATAGCAAGTGCATTACCGGCTGTTAAAGGCTTAGGTCAAATGGCCGACGACGAATTAAATGACATTGCTGATCGTGCGTTAACTGCATACGAAGATTTAATGGACCTTGGCATGAATGTTGAAAGTCGTTACAGCGGTAGAGTATTTGAAGTTGCAGGTGGTATGCTTAAAACTAGTTTAGATGCTAAAACTGCTAAACTAGATAAAAAATTAAAAATGATTGAACTGCAACTTAAAAAAGAGAAGATGGATCGTGATTCAAGTGGCGGCGACGGTGATATTGTTAACGGCGAAGGGTATGTTGTTACAGATAGAAACAGTCTATTAGAACGTCTAAAAGGTCTTGATAAAGATAAATAACATATAATAGGAAATACGTATAATGAGATCTTTACTACAAATATTAACAGAATCAACTAAAACATACGAATTTAAAATCGGTGTTGCAGGTGATTTGCCAGAAGGCTTTGCAGAATCTTTAAGAACTGCACTAGAGAAGTATAAAGTTGCCAATCTTTCTTCAGGCAAGCGAACTCCAATTACTGAAAGACCACTAGACTTTCCTCAGTTACAAAATGTTAATGTAACATATTTTGAAGCAGAGTTAATGTATCCTAGCACACCTCAAGTATTGCAGGAGTATGTTGGACAGTGTTGTGGTGTTGATCAAGCACATATTATTGTACGTAATGCAAATGACCCTAGAGAAGAATATCAAGCACCTGTTGATGATAAGCCATATGAAGCAATGCTTAACACAGAAGACATGGGTGGAGAAAGTGCTCAGGGTGATGTAGCAGGCAACAGAGTTATGGATCTTTTAAAAGAACTAGAAGTAGCCCGCAAGGAAAGAGAAATTGATCCAATTGAAGCTACACCAAAGGGTGAATCAAAAGACATCGGTGAGGCTGAAAATGCCAAAAGCCCAATAGGAAGCTAAAATTATGGATATGAAAAATATTTTACAAAACATGGATGCAGCAGCCGCTGGTAAAAAACCAAGTGCAGCAGGTGCAGCCAAAGGCGAAATGAAATCAATTTTAGAATCATTTTATAGAGTAAACGAATCACAAAAAACAGTTGAAGAATGTGGTGGTATGATGCCACAACAAATGCCACAAGAAGATAAAGGCAATCCAGTAACAATGAACGTTACATTAAATGCAAGTGGTAAAGAAAACGTAGACGAACTAATTGCATTAATGAAAATGGCAGGTGCTGATGGCGCTAAAGAAGTTGAGCCAAGCGACATGCCAATGATTCATACGCACGATGACGAAATGGGCGACATGGCAAAAATGATGAGAATTGCCAGCGACACTGATGAAGAAGAAACAGACGAAAATCTAGTCGTCCAAGCTACTGGATTAGATCCAGAAGAAGACGATGACGATGACGATGATAAAGAAGTTGACGAAGCAGAAGGTGAATGGGATAATTCACCAGATGAAAAATATGATGATCACGAATATCTAATAAAAGATTTAGCAGGTGGTCTAAATAGAGAAAAGAAATCTTATCCACCAACCAACGGTGGCGACAATCCAATGTCACTTGAAGATCAAATTAAAGAAGAGCTTTGGGCAGCACTTAATGATAAGTTTACTACAGAAGGTCGTGGACGCGGACGTGGTAAGAAAAAGATGGAAGACATTGAAACAAACGAGGGCCGTGGCAGAGGAAAAAAAGGCCGTGGCAGAGGAAAAGGTTGATTGGTCAGCATACTTTGAACGTATAAAACCTGTATGTCCTTGGAGCACAGCAGCTTGGAAAAAAGGACAAATCCAAATAACAAAATGGTCTGGAGAAGTTTACGATTTAGGTAACAACCAAGCCATTGTCTATATAGTACCCGACACAAATAGAAGAAAATTAAAAAAGCTCTGTAGAAAGTTAGATACTAACATTAAGTATGAGTGGCTTTGGAGCGAACCTACACACGGCGATTACGCATCTCCAGTTCCTATACTAATACAACAAGACAGACGTAAACTATTTGACTTACGTTTCGATACGGGTTATTACAAAGAATTAATAGGTTAAATACTGTATGAGCAAGAGTTTAGACGGTGTATTAACCAAAAAAGCAAATCAACGAGAAACGTTTACAGAAGCACAGATTCAAGATCTTGCATTGTGCATGGATCCTGATGAAGGCTATCTTCACTTTGCACGTAAGTTTGCATATATTCAACATCCAGTAAAAGGTAAACTTTTATTTGATCCTTATGAATATCAATTACGTTTGATGCATTCGTATCACAGTTATAGATTCAATATAAACATGATGCCTAGACAGACAGGTAAAACTACTTGTGCTGCTATCTATCTTGCTTGGTATGCTATGTTTAATGCAGATCAAACTATTCTAATTGCTGCACACAAATACACAGGTGCGCAGGAAATTATGGCACGTATACGCTATGTGTATGAAACTTGTCCAGATCATATTAGAGCAGGTGTTACTAGTTATAACAAAGGTAGCATAGAGTTTGAGAATGGTTCAAGGATTGTAAGTCAAACAACAACAGGCAACACAGGACGTGGTATG